AGATCGAGAACAACCTGAAGCTGACGCGAACTCACTGACTACTCCGACCCTTTGTATATGTGTTAGCCAACAGGCGTTTTGCGCCCAGCTTTCAATTCCTCCTGCAGCTGCTTGAACTTCCGACTATCGAACGGTTTGACCGTCACGACTGGGGTGCCCAGTTCAGCTGAAAGCCTCTTTCCGAGACGTTCCGCGGCTTCCGGGTGTTGAGCGGCGCTCATCACGTTCAGCTGGCGTTGGTCAGCCTCTGCTCGAAGCCGATCGACGTTGCGGTTGTAGGCCCAAAAGGCTCGCAGCGGCATCGCAAGCACCGCTGGATAATTCATCCCGTAGAAGTAGCTCACCCGAGCCACGAAGAATGAGATGTCCAGCGCCTTGAGAACCGGCTTCGGTCCTTCGTCTACTTCGCCGGAGTCGCCTCCGGCGTCGTCTCGTTTCCCTCCGCACTCGCTTCAACGGGTGCCGATTCCTCGGTGATCTTTTCCCTGGTCTCGCGGAGCCAGTTGAAGATCGCCCACAGCTTCGGCTGCTCCAGCTCATCGACCGGCAGTGACGGGAACAGCTCGCGGATCTGGTCGCGAACGGTCTCGATCACATCGACGATCGTTGCCTCTTTCCCTTCCTCGTTCGCCTGGGCTTCGTCGACCGTAGTCTGACGACGCGCCTGGTTGATGAAGTCACCGACCGTCAGCGTCCGCATGGGATGCTTCACGCCCTTGTGGCTGATCGCCAGCGGGCTTTCGGGCAGCTCGACCTCATCGAGGTTGAGAATATCGGGGTTGCTCATGTGGGGGTGTGTCCTGTGCTAGAGAGAAGAAGGGAGTGGGGAATAAGACCCCACTCCACGCGAAAGGTTAGGCCGCAGCCGGGTCACCCATGTTGAAGAGCTCGCCGCTCGTGAGATCGACGAAGCCGTCGAACTCGACCGAGTAGACGCGCTGCTTGCCGCTCTCGAAGGTGAACGTGAACGCGCCGGCGCACATGGCGAGCGGAACGGTCAGGTCGGCCGACTTGTCGGTAGACGCACGGTCGTGCGGGTGGAGAACCAGCGCACCGGCGAGAGCGCGCAGCGACGTGCCAACCGAAGCGTTGATCTCCAGGCGCTTCGTGGTCGTGCCGACGAGCGTCGAGCCGGGGAACACCGCGGCAAGCTTGGTGAGGTCGCGCTCGGCCATGGGAACGGTGACCTTGATGGTCCGGCCATTGATGACGTTATCGATGATGGACTCGCCATACTGGTCCGCCTTGACCGGCTGAACCGTGGTTCCGAACTGAACCTGGACGCCGCCCATGGTCAGACCGAGGTCGGTCGCCTTAAAGGTGACATCGCACGGACCCATCTCCAGGGTCGAAAAGTCGGGGGTCGTGGGCATTCTCTACTCCAATGGATCCAAGGGATGTGTTTCAGGGCCGCAGTATAGCACGCATGTGTGTCATGTGCCATGCACTTTTTACGAGATGATCCCGTAGCCGACGCTGACACGACAGCTGACTTCGATGTCGTCGGCGGTGCCCTTGGGGTAGCTGATCGGTAGGGTCTTCGGCACCATCCAGCTGATCTCGACACCGTTGGCGACATCGGTCATCCGGTTGACGCGGAGCGCCTGGCTGATCGCGAGGCAGCGGTTGTAACCGGCGAGCGGATCGGGGTCGCGCACGATGACCTGGAACTCCGTGTTGAAGAAGTTCTCATGCCCATCATCGATCATCGCACCCGCAAGCGGCTCGCGCAGCATCGCCGCGCTCTTCACTTCAGCCGGCATCGTGCCGATGAAGAGATCCTCGCCCAGCGTTCCGACACCTGCGGTCTGCAGGATCTCGCCGACCGCCATGAACAGGTTCATCATAGTGCAAATCCTTCCACCACATCGTCGAGCCAGCGGTCCCACACCTGGCCGCCCTCAAATTCTGAATCATATTCCGCGAGCGCGCGCTCCAGGAACAGCGGTCCCACCTTGTATTCCGGCCCGCGCATGGCCTTCGCTTCAGATGCCGGACCCAGCCGGTAGTCGAAGCTTTCGTGGATCCACCTGGCGTAGAGATCGACGTTCACGTCACCTACCATTCCGCCGACCCATACGGTCGCTTCGAGCCGCCCCAAGTTTCCATAGTCCTCGTCGAGATGATGGGCGCGTTCGAGCTCGTGCTCCGGTGCGGAGTGAGCGCCGTGCGGTCCTTTCCAGTCGACCGGCGCGTTCCTGATCGACTGCTGCATCACCAGCTTCGAGACCAGGCGCATCTGGCGCAGCGCTTTCTTGCCGACGAGCTGACCCTCGCGAGCAAAGACGCCGGCCAGGGCGTTCGCGTCGAAACCACGGAAGTAGAGGCGAGCGGTCATAGTGGCCCGGCCTTGATGTTGCCGGTCACCTGGTAGTGATCGAGCCGCCCGAGAATGTTCCGGCGCGGCATGATGCCTTTGACCTCGACGTGCAGACCCTCGACCTCGATCACGTCGCCGTCGCTCACGATGACGTTCTTCGGGAGAAGAAGCGTGGCCTGGACCGTATCGATGTCGGCAGCGCCGCGGGATGCCGACTGGTCCGCGCGCACCTGGCTTGGCGTCACGGTATCGCCGAGATCGACGACGCCGAGCTTGATGCCGACAGGCGCGTCAAATGATGCGCGACCGAAGGCGTTGCGACCATTCTTGCGGTGCAGCAGGGCAGGGACATTGGCAACGAACATTCAAGCCTCCAGTGTGACGCGTGCATCCGATGATGGGTGGAAGACCTCATCACGGATCTCGTGGTAAGTCGGGATCCCGGCGTCATTGGAGACGATCGAGATTTCCTGTCCGAACCATTTGTAGTTCGGGTCAGGGTGAGTGATCTGAACCGTGTCATGCCCAGCCTCGAAGGCGGTGTGCATGTAGATTTCGTTCCAGGCGTGCATCAGGTTCTGGCGCACTGTGTCCCGGATCAGCTTCGAGGACTTGTAATTCCGGCCGAGCCTGTCCGCGAACTTGAACACCGGGTTGGTGGCGTTCTCCACAAGCACCGACGCGGCGGCTTCACTCATCGACATGCCGGAACGCATGTTGAAGTCGACCCGCAGCCCGTTGTCCCTGATCTGCTGGGCCATGGTGATGACATCGCGCTGTGCCTGCATCTCGATCTGCCGCACCGCGTAGGCTGCGACCTCGAAGATGAAGCCGTGATGATCCTCCAGACCGGCCGGCTCATCGAGCCCGCAGTCCGCGCAGGAAGCATCATAGCTGTCATACGCGCAGTCCATCATGGACTCATTCAGCGAGGCGTGTTCCATGCTCGCGTAGTGAGCGGCCGCCTCGTATCCGTTGGCGATCGCCTGCTCGCGTGCGACGACATCGATCGGATTGTGCCGCATGACGGCATCCACCTGGCCGCGCAGCACATCGAGGAAGTTCTGGTAGCGGTTGCCCGCGGCGTCCACAGTGGCAGCCAGGTCGAACGGCTGAAACCCGCCGCCCGCAGTGTTCACGTCGCTAATGCCGAGCCCTGAGTCCAAACTCACGCGCGCGCCACCTGGACAACAATGCGAATGAAGCTCTTGATCTCCTCATACGCCTGCCGACTGATCGGCAGGTTGAGGTAGGGCTTTGAGTTGAAGAACATCTTCGACTCGCCGATCGATTCCGAGATGATCCCCATCTCGCGCTTGTCGCTCGCCGGATCACCGCCGAGCAGCACGTTGGCCTCCGCGAGCTGCGCCCGCTTCATCGCGCGTTGGAAGCTTTGGGGCAGGGCGTGGAACTCGTCTGCCGAGATCCTGGACAGCGGCACCCGGCGGCCCCACCAGGCGATGCGCTGATAGGTGTCCGGGTAGGCGTGGAGCTCGACGGAGACTCGCAGTAGGCGCCGGTATGCTTCCTGCATTGCTGCGATCTGCATTTGCTTGGTCGCCTCATCCCAGCCCGCGAGGTTCGCGAACTCGGTGCGCAGCAGCACAGCTTCGGGGTAGGTCTGAAAACTGTTGAGAGACACCTGCAGGGGCGCGCTGGAGACGATTAGAAACGCTTCGCGCACTTCAACCACATCTGATGCGGTCGTGCATTCGAGAACGATCTCACGCGCGTCTGACGCGGGCACCGGGGCGCCCACAACCGGCGGTTGAATGGTCAGCTGGTCAGCAGTGAGCGCGACCGTCGCATTCTGGTCATTGGGGACGAACGTATCGACCGTGCCATTGCCGAGCGGATTGCCCTGGGCGTCATACAGCGTCCAGCTCACCGCCGTCGCCTGGACTGCAGTGCCGTTGTCGTCGACTAGCGTGACAGTGATGGAGCCGGCCAGGCCGGCGGTGAGCTGCTTGGGCATTACTTGGCCGCGTTCTTCGCCTGGGCCTCAAGGATCTTGTCGACCAGCTCCGTGATCGAGCGACCCTTCACGCCGAGGGGATCGGCGAGCTTGCGCAGACCCTCGACCCCATCGTTCGCGCCGACAGCTTCGAGCTCCTGGCGAGACCAGAAGACTTCCTTGGCTTCGGCCGCAGCCTTCGCCTTGGCAGCTTCGAGAGCTTCGGCTTCCTTGGCCTTGCGCTCCTCTTCGGCCTTCGCGAGCTTCTCGCGCTCGGCAGCAGCGTCGGCTTCCGCGGCAGCATCGAGATCGCTCTTATTGGCGAGCTCCGGGATAACCGGGGCGGACTCATACTTCGCCGCCGCTGCGATCGCCGCCGGTCCAACCTGCTCGCCGGTCTCGGCGTCGACAAGGTGAATGGACGCGCCGATGCGGGCGACCTGGCGCCAGTTGAGATCGGCCTCACCGTTCTCGAAATACGCACCCTGACCGAGCGGGCCAGTGAAATTCTCCCAGCCGGGAGCGACGATACGAACCTTCATGAAATCAATCCTTCTGTGAAAAAGAAAGGGGCCGGAGGCGGAACCCCCGGCCCCTCCCAGGGCACTTCTACTGCATGCGTGTCACTAGACACGCACTCAGGTTAAACGTTGGTAATACCGGAGAGGCGGGCGAGCGACTTGGTGCTCTTCAGCGCCGTGCCGCAATACCACTTCAGACGGTAACGCTCGGCGTCCTTCGTCTGGAGCGTGCCGATGTGCTGAACGCGGATACCCGCGCTCGGGCCACCGAACAGACCGTGCAGACCGTCCGACTCGTTGAAGCGAGCCGCGTAGATCGAGCAAGTCGTCGCGCCGGAGGTTCCTTGCACTTCGTCACCCGGCAGGAAGTCGTTCACGATGATCGGAACGCCGCGGTAAGCCGGAATGGTCAGCGCGCGGCCACCATTCTGCTCACGGCCTGTGCCGGGGATCGTGACGTGCTCCGGGGTCGTGCCGCCGAGGGTGCGGAGCAGCGACAGGAGGGCGTCGTGGGTGCCACCGCGCATGATGAGCGCGTCGGCGCCGAGCGGAACCATGCGGAGCAGGCCGTCGATCATCTCGAAGGTCACCGCGGCGCCGTTGGCCGCAGCCGACTTCACCTGGCTCGGGTCGACGAGCTGATGAAGACCGTCGAATTCCTTCGTGTTGGTCGTGCTGTTGCCGATCGCGAGGGTGCGCTGGAACTTCCGCTGCATACCCTTCGCCTTCGCGGCGATCTGGATAGCAGTCTGGTCGTTCGTGTCCGACATGGTTTCATCGAGGAAGTTGTCGATGTCCACGTCGCCGGCGAGGATCCGCAGCTTCGCGACGATCTCGTCGAAGTCGGCCCCGCCCTCGTTCACGTCATCATACGGATCGAGGAAGTCCGCTTCGCTCAGCGTCTTCTCGCGGTTGTAGACGTATGCCTTGCCGACGATGCGCTTGAACGGCATCAGGGCAAACATCGCGTCGTTGTCGATGATTTCCTCGATAACACCCTGCTCCAGGATGTTGTTCGAGAGCTTCTCAGCTTCCACTCGAAGCAGGGGCATTCAGGGAACCTTTCTCAAAAACTCGATTGGTTGGTTTGTGGCGCTCATAATAGCAAAGTCCGAGTGCATGTGCAACAACACACATGCACTCGATCCCAAACTATTTTAGCGGGCGTTCTTTTGGCGAAGGGCGCCGATCGCACCGGACAGTCGCTCAAGGCGGCTCTGACCAGGGTTCTGCGGGGTGCCGTCCGTGGTCTTCGTCGCAGCGCCAGGCTTCGTCTTCGACTTCAGGAGCGAGTCCTTGTCCGGGTCGGCGTTGATGACTTTCTGGATCGCTTCGTTGAACGGCAGGGCGTTGCCCTTGCTGTCCTGAACCTTCGCGCGCTTCGCATCGCCGGCAGGTTTGTCGTAAACCACGACATGGCCGTCGACGACTTCGACGTAATCGCCAAAGAGACGTTGGGCTTTCGCCCCGGTCAGGATCGTCTCGTCGTTGATGAACTTCGAGTTGGCGAACGCATTCTCGACGCGAATGTTGTTGAGCTGGGCCTGGAGCGTGGTGACTTCGCTGTCACGCGCTTCCTTCTCGGCCTTGACGCGAGCGAGCTCAGCGGCGTGCTCTTCGGCCTGGATCTCGCGCAGCTTAGCGACATCGTTCTCGGCCTGGGCGCGCGCCTTCTCGGCATCCTTGGCGGCCTTCTTGGCTTCCGCGGCTGCCTTCTCGGCATCTTCGACCTTCTTGGCATTCGCCTTGGCGACCTCGGGGTCAATCCCGTCGAACCCGGCGAGCTTGGCCTTCAGCTCAGCAAGCTCGGCTTCCTTCGCCGCGAGCGCAGCCTTCGCTTCGTCGGAGAGCTTCTCCTTGGCAGCCGCTTCTTCAGCAGCAGCCTTCTCGGCAGCTACGCGAGCAGCCTCGGCTTCGGCCGCAGCCTTCGCGGCATCGTCTTCGATGTGACCCTCGGGATCGCGAAGCAGGCGGCCCATGCGAAGCTCGTTCGCACTGGCGCGGACTCCGGCGATACGCGTCGAGGAAAACAGGTGTCCCTTGAGTGTCATTTGAAAAACCTTGTCCTATCCTTGTAAAGGTAATTGCATGCAATATAACACGCATGCACTATAAGCCACAACCCCGAACTGGCAGATAATTCCAGGCCAGGGCGTTAGCCGGATAGGTTAGAAGGCGCTACCGCCGTCCATCAGACGGTCTTCTTGGCGGGCGTGTTGTTCTCGCCCTGCTTGTTCTTCTTCGCGCCGGTTTGGCCGCGTCCC